GGCTTTACCAATCCCATCCTGATAGACGAGAAGAATAGCATCATAGCGGGGCATGGGAGGCTTATGGCAGCTAATGGCTAAGGATGTCGGAAGACCGCCCATTGTTGATGAAATTGTTCTCCAGAAATTAGAACAGGCATTTTCCAATGACCTGACAGACTTAGAGGCTTGTCTTTATGCGGGAATAGGCAAATCAACTTTATACAATTACCAGAACGCCAATCCTGAATTTTTGGAGCGAAAAGAGATACTTAAGAACGCATTGAGTTTAAAGGCAAAAAACGTTCTTGCTAACTCAATCAACGCAGGCAATGAAGCTGATGCCAAATGGTGGTTAGAGAGAAGACGTAAAGAACAGTTCAGCACACGCAGTGAAAGCACTGGCGCAGACGGCGGGGCGCAAAAGCATGAAATCAAAGACGTAACAGACATTAAACAAAAGCTCCTGAAGGCAATCCCTGATGACCAGCTCACAGCTATCCTCGATCCCGGAAATAACAACGGCTGATTTAATCGCTGAAAAAGAGCGCAGGAAATTTTATAAGCTCGATTATTATTTCCCTGAATACGGCCCGCTCGCTCGGTCTGGTTACATCCAGCACACTAAGTTTTTAAGCGACACGGCAAAGTTTCGTGAATCATGCTTTATGGCTGCTAACCGGGCAGGGAAGTCCGAGACAGGCGCGTATGCTGTCGCTGTGTGGTTAACAGGCCTTTATCCGGACTGGTGGGATGGCAAGAGGTTTAATCGTTCCGTAGATGTATTGGTTAGCGGAGAGACAGGAAAGCTAGTCAGGGATTCAATCCAGCAGAAACTGCTAGGTAAGCCGGGCGAGATCGGTACGGGCATGATCCCCCGTGATTGCATTATTGCCGTAAGACCAAAGGCGGGTATTCCTGATGCAATCGACACGGTGCGGGTAAAGTTCAAGGGTGGCGGGGAATCGACACTCCAATTCCAGTCATACGACCAAGGACGCACAGCATTCCAAGCGACTGCCCGCGATGTTATTTTAGAGGACGAAGAACCACCTATTGAGATACATAATGAAAATCTAATACGTACTATGACAACAGGCGGGATTGTTCTCTTAACATTTACGCCGCTTAAGGGTTTATCTGAAACTGTCCTTTCCATGCAGGAAAAGCAGGCTAAGGGTCTTTGTTCAATTGTTACAGCAACTTGGGATGATGCCCCGCACCTTGGAGAGAGTGAAAAATCCGAGCTTATGGCTGCTCTCCCGCCGTATCAAAGAGATGCGCGGTCAAAGGGTATCCCTCAGCTTGGTAGTGGTGCTGTGTACCCAATCCCTGAGAGCGAAATAATCGTCGAGCCGTTTGCAATCCCTGACCATTGGAAAGTGTGTTACGGAATGGACGTGGGATGGAATGCAACAGCCGCAGCGTGGTTAGCGCATGATGTCGAAAGCGATACGGTTTACATCACGCACGATTACAAGAAAGGGCAGGCCGAGCCTGCTGTCCATGCCGCTACTATAAAGGCCAAGGGTGATTATAACGGCGCTATTGATCCAGCTTCGAGAGGCAGGTCGCAAAAGGACGGGGAGCAGCTTATCAGGCTTTATGGTGAACAGGGGCTAAAATTGTTCTCTGCAGATAACACTATAGAGGCTGGCATATTCGATGTTTATGAACGCCTGACAACAGGACGGCTAAAGATATTTAAAACATGCACAGAAACGCTAGGCGAATATAGAATTTACCGCCGCGATGAGAAGGGGCGCATTGTGAAGCAAAACGATCATATTATGGACTGCGTGCGGTATGGAATAAGGACAGGATTGATCCATGCTGAATATGCTAAACCCAAAAAAGTTAGTGATCCTTATGCACGTGAAGCAAGAGCGGGATGGATGGCTTGACGGTTGCTAAATTAAAATGTAACATAATTAAACTTCGGTAATTGCCGATTTTACGCTATGGCGAACAGCCCAGTATCGAACGCTGCAAGGGCGCTAATTGTCCGATATTGTTAAAGATGCTGAAGACGGCTACGAAGCCGCGCAGTCATACTGGTCGTCCATCTATCAGGCGGCCAAGGATGATTTATACTTTCTTTCCGACGAAGAGGGCGCACAATGGGATTCAAAATCCTTCGCATCACGCAGGAAAAGAAACCGTCCCGCCCTTCAGATTGACCAGCTTTCCCAGTTCGTAAATCAAGTATCAAACGATATCCGTATGAACACGCCGAGTGTGAACGTCATCCCACATTCTGGCGGTGCTGATATTGATACAGCGGAAGTGTTCCAAGGGCTTATTTGCGATATTCAGCAATCATCAAACGCCGATGATTCTTATGACTATGCAGTTAACTCAGCAATTAAATGCTCAATTGGTTTTATCCGTGTTGATCACAGATACAAAGACGATAACTCATTCCAGCAAGAGCTTTACATAGAGCGTGTTGTTAATCCCCTTGCCGTGTTACTTGACCCTGCCAGCATTGCACCTGACGGCTCTGATGCTATGTGTGCGTATGTCCTAGAGGAAATGAGTGTTGACGATTTCAAGAAGAAATATCCGGGAAAAGAGCCAGTGTCATTCGGCGGCGAGGATGCCCGCAGTGATATTGATGAGGATATGGTTGTTGTTTGTGAATATTTCAAGATTGAAGAAGAAACCATCACACTAGCTGAAGGCCCTGATGGCAAAGGAATTGAATACGATGAATCAATGGGCGATGTCCCAACCCGTGAAAGCACAAAACGTACCGTTATGCGTTACCATCTCTCCGGGCAAGATGTACTAAAAGAGCAAGTATTTCCCGGGAAATATATCCCTGTCATTCCAGTTTACGGCGAGGAAGCATGGATAGACGGCAAGCGCAATCTGTACTCGCTTATTCGCAAGGCAAAAGATTCGCAGCGCAGGTATAATTTCTGGGCCTCGACTGAGGCTGAATTGCTGATGAAAGCTCCGAAGGCGACCATCATCGCAGTCGGCGGCACAACTGAGAACTACGCCGATGATTATAAAGACCCTGATAATGCGATTGTTTTACGTTACGATCAAACGGACGCTAAGGGTAATCAGGCACCGCCGCCGCAGTTAAATTCCGGCCCGCAAATCCCGGCGGGTATTGTCAACGCCATGCAGCGTGCTTCAGAGGATATTAAGTCAACCCTTGGGCTTTATAACGCATTCCTAGGCCAGCAATCTAATGAAACGTCCGGCGTGGCAATTCAGGCACGTAAGACGGAAGGGGATAGAGCAGTTTATCACTTCGGCGATAACCTTGTGCGCTCGATTACGCATTTAGGCCGTGTTCTGGTTAACGCCATTCCTGCCATTCATAACAAGCCTGAGATTATCCGTATTGTCGGCAAAGAAGAAGATGCCGATGAAGTTGGTATTAATGGGGCAATGGTTAAAGATCAAGAGCGCCCGTTCTTTTTGTCGGAAGGCGTTTACAACGTCACCGTCACGACAGGCGCAAGCTTTGCAACAATGCGTGAGGAAGCAGCCACATTCTTCCAGCAGGTTATTCAATCACAGCCGCAGCTTATCGAGGTTGCTGGCGATTTGATGTTCAAATACATGGATTTCCCCGGAGCGCAGGCACTCTCCGAACGTATGAAGAAAATCCTTCCACCTGCCTTACAGGACGAAGCTGAAGACCCGCAAGTCATGGCGCTGCAGCAAGAGAACGAGCAGCTTAAGCAGGCTATGGCAGGGATGCAGGTTGAAGCGCAAGGCGTGCAAATGCAGCTTGAAAACAAACAGGGCGAGCTGCAAATCAAAGCGCAGGACACGGTTATTAAGGCCGAAAGCGATCAATCGAAAAACCAGATTGAAATATTAAAGCTGCAATTAGAGCAGCAAAAGCAAGACAGGGAATATGAAATCAAGGTAGCACAGCTCAATATAGAGGCTCGCAAACTTGATTTACAAGAACAAGAGATGGTTCTCAGCGCACAACAAACTGCGGCCTCTCTTAGCGCGATGCCACAATCAAGTGGCGCGTATCAAGAAGGGCAGTACTAATGCAAGGCGAAAATGAAATCACTGGTAGCGAAACTGAGGTTGTAACCCCGGTTGAGACTGATGCCGTTGAAAGTAAAGAAGATGTTTCCGAAGATGTTGCTGAAAAGGAAGAGGTAGAGGGCGAAGAGCCCATTGAAGCCGCGTCCGAAGATGGCGAAATCGACAAGGAAATGAAAACTATTAAGAAGGCTCTTAATAAGAAAAATCGTTATATCGACAACCAACGTGCGCGTATTCGTGCGCTGGAAGCCGAAATGCAAAGGCTGCAATCTACGTACTCACAGAACAAAACCGAAGCTCCTAATATTGAGAAATTCGACAGCGTTCTTGATTACATGAAAGCAGAACAAAACCACACTCTTGACCAAAAACTAGCAGAACAAAGCCAAAAGCAACAGCTTGAAGCTTTGAAACAACAGCAACAAATAGCGCGTCAGCAACAAGATTTATCGGTAGCTGAGAATATGAATGAAATCATGGCTTCTAATCCGGATGTTTCTAAAACAATCCGTTCAAATGCCCAGATCATTCAATCTATGCCCGATCATATTGCCGCGCTCATGTACGAAATTGACAATGCTCCGGCTGCGACCTATGCGCTGGCTAAAGAGGGAAGGCTTCAGGATATTTATTACATGCCTCCTCATATTGCCGCGAATTACCTCGTGCAGGCTGAGCAACGCGGATTGCAGTATTTACAGCAATCAGCAAGACCACAACCAAAACAGGCGCCTGCTCCCATCGGTTCGCTGAAGGGTGCGGGTAAATCTTCACAAAAGCCACTAGGTCAAATGTCTCCGAGCGAGCTTGATAAGTGGCGCAAAAGCTAAAGGAACTAAACAATGTCTAATGATATCCAAACCCTAAAAGACGCCCCCGGCGTCATTGCGGCTGTCGCTGCAAAAATGCTTGCTGACAAAGTTCAGTTTGCAAAAAACATCGAAAAGGCTGACAAGTCTGATTATGATGGTAAAAACGGCTACCAAGCTGGCGATACTATCTATATCAACAAGAACGCCCGCTTTATCTCTGGCACGAATGCCGACATCACGTCTGCAATTCAAGATGTTAAAGAAGAAAAAGTTGCGTTAACTCTTAACGAGCGCCGCGTAACTGGTATCGCTTTGACATCTGCTGAGATTGCTACAGAACTGGCATTGAAATCATGGATGAATCGCATTCTTGATCCTGCTGTTTCTGAAATGGCACAAAAGATTGAGGCTTCTTTCCTCGATCAAGCTATGGATGCAACCTATAACAGCGTTGGTTCGGCTGGTTCGACTGTGTTTGATATGGACACAATCTTGTCTGCTGGTCAGAAGATCGACGAGTTTGCCTGCCCTAGCCTTGATGATCGCTATGTTCTTTTGAACCCAGCGGCTCAACGCTCTGCGCTTAATGCAAACAAAGGCGTCTTTAACAACCAAGGCGAAGTTGGTAAACAGTACCTTAAGGGCCGTATGGGCACAGCGATGGGCTTTGACTTCTTGTCAAACAACCTGCTGCCAACTCATACAAACGGCAACGACGTAGTGTTTGAAGTGCGTACAACTGTAGCGGTTGAAGGCCAAGCCACTCTGGTGGTTGAGGCCCTTACTGCAAACACAGGTACAGTGAAAAAAGGCACAGTGTTTACAATCGCTTCTGTAAATGCTGTTCACCCAATCACTAAAACAGACCTTGGCTATCTGCAACAGTTCGTTGTGACTGCTGATGCGACTGCTGATGCTTCTGGATATGCAACTCTATCTGTATCTCCGGGCTTCTACACTTCAGCATCGAACGGCCTGCAGAACGTAACTGCATTCCCGGTTGATGGTGCGGCAATCACTCCTGTTGGCGCAGCTTCTACAGCTTACGTGCAGAACTTGGCTTTCCACAAGTCAGCGTTCCGCATGGTATCTGTTCCGCTCGTAACTCCGGGTGGTACTGATATGGCTGCTCAGAAAACCCATGAAGGCTTCACAATCCGCGTTATCCGGGACTACGACGTTCTGACTGATAAGCTGATTATGCGCCTTGACTTCCTCGGCGGTCTTGCTGCGGTTCGTCCTGAGTGGGCTGTTCGTATCACTGCATAAATATTGGGAGGGGCTTTGCGGCCCCTCCTTTCTCTTTAACTTTGAAAGGATTTAAAAAATGACTGCAAACTATGCAAAATATGAAGGCGCATTGACGCAGGACGTGCGTAAGGGAATCAACTCCGGGATCGGTGATGTTTCCTTGTGCACGACTGCCTTTACAATATCTACAAACACAACCCTAGCCAATGTTGAGGGGCTTGTTACTGAAACCCTAGCACCCGGAACCTATGAGTTTGAAATCCGCTTGATTACAACTGCTGGCGCGTCCGGCGGTGTTAAAGCGGCTTTGAAGCAAAGCGTGTCTGGAATGCTGACATCAATCAGCGCAACAGTCCAAGGCTTAACCGCTGCGGGTATCGCAAACACCACATTTACAACAGCAACGGATGCAGCGTCTATCATTGCCGCTACAACCGCTTATGTTGGTGTGAATGTAGTAGGCGTTGTTGTGGTTGGTCTGCCCGGTACATTGCAAGTTCAGGTTGCACAAAACGCATCTGATGCTACAGCAACAACCGTAGCCCTTAGATCACTAATGCGCTTTAAAAAGATTTCGTAATGATTAGGCTGACAAAAGGCGAAAGCGTAAAAATGCTTGACCCCCAAAGCAGCCTAATCCCTTTTTTAAAGCATGAGGGATGGGTTGCTGAGGGTGAGAAAGTTGTGGAACGTGACTTCGTAACAGAAGATCATCCGGCCCCGCGCCGCAAAAGAAAAGGAAGTTAGTGAATGACAACTGCGCTAGGCATTATTAAATCGGCAATGAGAAAATCTGGTATCCTTGTGAAATCAGAGGATCCCGCTGCTGATGAATCTGCCGATGCGCTGGAAATGCTAAACGATCTGCTTTCGAGCTGGTCAAATGATAGCATGGTTGTTTACGCCAGAACTTTAGAGAGCTTTCCCATCTCATCCGGGGTAGCTTCATACACGATAGGATCGGGCGGCACGTTCAATACGGTTCGCCCGATTAAGATTATCTCTTCTTATGTACGCTCTGGAACGATTGATTACATATTGGAGACAGAAACAGAAGAAAACTACGATGCAGTTGCTTTAAAGACGGTTGGGTCAATTCCGCAATATTTGATATATTCAAATGCGTATCCTTTGGGCACAATTACTTTATACCCGCAGCCTGCTAGTGACTACACGCTATTCCTTAGATCTGAAAAGCAGCTTTCTACATTCACGCTTAATCAGGATGTAGAACTACCCCCCGGTTGGAAACGCGCTCTTGTTCACAATCTGGCTGTTGAGCTAGGCCCTGAATACGGCCAGCAAGTTTCGGCTGAAGTGTTTGAGATTGCCAAAGAGAGCAAGGCAGAAATTCGCCATGCGGTTATGACTGCCAAGCCGATGAAATGGGATACGGGACTGGGGCTTGATGGTAACATTTATGACGGGTGGCAGCGATGAAAGTGGGCTTGGTGGGCCCTTCCTATCAACAACGCTCTTTGCCTTTCGATGCTCAGCGTTCGATTAACCTATATCCCATCCTAGACGAAATGGGCAAAGAAGTTGCGGCCCTTTACGGTACGCCCGGTAAATCATTGTTCGCCACTGCTGGTGTTGGCCCTATACGAGGCGAGTTTGCGTCAACAAATGGACGCGCATTTGCTGTTTCTGCTTCTGGTCTTTACGAAGTTGAAAACGATGGAACGACAGCTTTATTAGGCTCGCTTGACGGATCATCCGGCGCGGTGACAATTGCTGAGAACGGCACGCAACTAGCGATATGCGATGGGGCAAAACTCTACATACTAACCTACTCGACAAATGCTTTTGCTAAGGTTTCCGACCCTGATTTTCCGTCTTCTGTGGGCACGGTTGCCTATATTGATGGTTATTTTCTGGTCAATGAAAACCTTACGGGGCGTTTTTACGTCTCGGCGTTAAATGACGGTTTATCATGGGATGCGCTTGATTTTGCTACCGCTGAAGGCTCACCAGACAACCTGATTGCCGTTGTGAACGCTGTAGGCCAAGCGTGGCTTTTTGGTAGCGAAACAACTGAAATCTGGACAAACACAGGTGATAGCAGCTTTCCATTCCGGCGTATTTCAGGTGCTAAAATGGAAGTAGGGATATTATCTCCCTATAGTGCTACTCATATTGACAACTCGGTTATGTGGGTAGGGCGCGATAACGAGGGGCAGGGAATAGTTTACAAGGCGCAAGGGTTTTCGCCTATCCGTATTTCGACAACGCCAATTGAGCGCTTAATCCAGCAAGCAACATCCCCTGAAACTATTAGGGCATGGACATATCAGGAAGAAGGTAACACGTTCTTTGTTCTTACTGAGGGCGGCCTTGCAACATCACTGGTTTATGACCTTACAACGCAGCAATGGCATGAACGTGCGTATTTAAATGTTGATGGTGATTTTGAGCCTGATCTTGCGTCAAGCCACATGTTCGCGTTTGGAAAACATCTGGTAGGTGATAGGCGCAATGGCAAGATTTATGAAATGTCCATGGATTATTACGCTGATGGGGAAGAGGCTTTATGCCGTGAGAGAACCTACACACATTTAAGTGACGAGGGCCAAAGAATAAGGTATAGTAAGCTTGAGATCGGATTTGAGACAGGCGTAGGTCTACAATCCGGTCAGGGTTCAAACCCGCTTGTCGCGCTAACCCTCTCAAAAGATGGGGGCCGCACATGGTCAGATGCCTATACCGCTTCTATCGGAGCCGCAGGCCAATATCAGAAAAAAGTTGAGTTTCGTAGGCTCGGTGTTTGTGAGCAGATGACCTTTAGGATCAGAATTACCGATCCTGTTAAGGTTGCGATTATAGGAAGTTATTTAAGCTAATGAGTTTAGACCCGCCACCGATTAACGAAATTTTAATGGAGCCGAACGGGTTGCCTAAGCTCCCGTGGATTTTATTTTTCAACAGTCTTTTTGAAGGCGACGCAGGAACTACATGGACACCAACATTCGTATCTTTAGGCTCGACAGGCACGCCAACGATAACAGGGACATATTACCGCATAAATCAGACTATTTGCCTGTTCTTTGTCACAATAACCCCGGCGACGGACACGACATCGACAACGGCAACGACATACATATCGAATTTCCCCCTGACCTTTACAACAGACAGCGTTTGTTTTGCTGGCACTGGCTCAGGCGCGGTTCAGGCTATCGGCGGCATTAGGGCTTCTGATAACAGGGTTTATACCCCCGGATGGGCGGCGGTCACCACGCCCATAACAATTATTGGTTTAAGCACAGTGAGGTAACATGGAAGAAGAAATGATGCAGCAAGCGGTTTTACAAGAAGCGGCGGATGCAGGCAGGGCAACCGATACAACCTTGGCGCACTTGACGTTTGGTGAGGTGGTCATTCCCCGCGAACTTATGGAAGATCCTGAAGTAGCAGGCGCTATTGCTCAAATCTTTGAAGCTTATGGTGTTAACCTTGCTGAATTTACAGTTGGTGATCCAGCGAACAAGATTAACCCTGAAACCGGTTATCCTGAGTTTTTCTTTAAGAAGATTTTTAAGGCCGTCAAGAAAGTCTTTAAAAGCCCCCTCGGTAAAATAGCCCTTCCACTTGGCTTGTCATTTTTTGCCCCCGGTATCGGTACGGCACTGGGCGCAGGCTTGGGTGCGGGAGCTACCGCAGCACCAATTGTCGGCGGTGGCTTGATTGGCGCGGCCACGGGCGCATTATCGGGCGGCGGTATTAAGGGTGCGTTGCTTGGTGGATTATCCGGTGGGGTGGGCGGTGCTTTAAATAGCAGCGCCGCAAGCGGTCTTTTGGGTAAATCAGCAGGAACCTTCGGGCCAGCAACGCCTGCACAGGTTGCATCTGCCGGATCGACTAATGCTGCATTATCAAAACTTGCATCTGGCACAGGAATTAGGGGCGCTTTGTCTTCGTTTGGATCTGGCGCGTCCACTGGCGGCGTTGGTAACTTATCAAGCTTTGTAAAGCCTGCTACATCACTTTATAGCGGTATGCAACAGCAAGACGCAGCAGAAGAGGCTAAAAAAGCCATGTTAGCAGCGCAAGGCAAGGCAGCTGCTGCTGTTAATCCTTATGCCGAGCAAGGCCTGCAGGCGCAAACGCAGCTGACAAACAATCTTGCGGCTGGCTTTAATCCCGGCGACTTGGCATCTGAGAAGGGTTATCAATTCCGTCTAAACCAAGGCCTTGATGCTCAGAACAAATCTCTAGCGGCACAAGGCATGGGGCAATCAGGCGCGGCATTGAAAGCAGCGCAGGAATATGGTCAGGGCTTTGCACAGCAAGAATACGGTAATGCTTATGACAGATGGCTAAGCCAAAACCAGCAACTAGCTGGCGTGGGCGATACTGGTTATAATGCGGCTAATGCTTTGGGAGCCGCATACGGAAACCAAGGGCAGATTCAATCGGATGCCTTGATTTACGGCGCGGATAGAAAAGCAAAAACGATTGCTGAAATTCTTGCAGGGCTTGGTTATTCATGATCCAAAACATATTGGCAGGGCAGAAACTAACGCCTGAACAAATGCAGCAAGGCCAGATGCAGCAGCCTATGGGTATGCCTCAAATGATGCCGCAAATGCAGCCTATGAAGCTTGACCCTTACGGTCAGCAAATTGGCAACTTACGTCAAATCCTTATGGGGGCTATGCGATGAGTGATTTTTACAACAGCTTAAAAAGCATGGGTTCTATTGGCGATTATCAAAAGCTAGAGCAAGAGTTTCAGTTAAAGAAGGCGCAGGCATTACAAGCCGCAACCGGGCAAGACCCGGCGTCTGTTAAGCTTGCTAATGAAATTCAGAAAGCGCGGGCTGCTGGCGATACGCAAAGGGTTAACGATTTAATGATGTCGGCAAAGACATGGGATAAGGGCGTTGTAACTGATGGCTATGGAAACCCGGTTGCATTAGGTGGTTATGGCGATGCGGTAGGCTCCATTGCAGGGACAAGAAAAGCGTACGAGGCAAACGCGCAAAATGCGAGTGATTTGCAATATGATCCATTGATTGCTGGTGGTGAGGCTCAGCAAAGGCAGGAGCAGGAACTGGATTATGCTGGTCCGATAGAGGGCGCTAAAAAGACTGCCGCCAATGCCGCCGACCGAGCAGCGAAACGACAGGATGAATATGACACAAACGAAAAAATCCTTCCAGCCATAGACAGTCTGCAAGAATTAAACGAGCAAAGCCCGACAATTCCTTATGCGGGCAAAACCCAGTGGGTGCGCAGATTGATGCCCGGCACAAGCCCCGAAGAGGCAGCAGTAGACCTTATGAGACAAAGGCGCTTAGAACTTGCTGCGCCATTAGCTAAACAATTAGGTGTTAATCCGACCGATAAGGATTTTCAGGCCACACTTGATAGAATATTTGATATCGAGGCATCAAAACCAAGTAGGGCGCAGCAAATTGAAGCATTGGTCGGCAATATAACGAACAGGCAAAAACAGCTTAACCCTACATATACACCACCCATTAATCCGTCCGGAATCCCTACTGAGGCGCAGCAATATCTTAAAGCTAATCCGGGTTTTGCTGCTCAATTTGACCAAAAATATGGAGCAGGATCAGCTAAGGCGGTACTTGGAAAATGAACCAATTTGATCAATTCGATAGCTATAAACATGACGTCCCTGTCGTTGATATGGATGAAAACGATATTTATACAGCTATCGGTGGCAACCCATTTGATCAATTTGACACACTTGAAGAACAATCAGCCCCCGCAAAAGAACAGTTTGGGCCTAAGCAGAATATAACTAAAATTGAAAGCTTAGGCCGAGGCGCGTTTTATGGCGCACTACAGCAACCACGTGATGTTATCGCCTCTGGTGTTGCGTCTATTTCGCCTGATTTGACTTTCACCGAAGCTTTGCAAATGGCTAAAGAAATGTCATTAGAAGGACGCCAAGGTAAGGCGCAGCAAGCTAATCCCGGATGGTTTACAGGCGGCCAAGTGGCCGGGAATATAGCTACTACACTTATCCCCGCTAGTGCAGCAACTAAGGTTGTCGGCATGGCTGCGCCAGCGCTTTCAAAGGCTCCAGTTGTCGGTAATGCCCTTTCAAAGTTGGCAAGCGGTATAGGCGCTTCAAAGGGGTTAGTTGGCGTTCCTGCCGCAGGTGCTATTCAGGGCGGCACATCGACACTTATGACGGAGGGTGACCTATCCGGCGTTGTTCCGGGCACTGTAGGCGCTGGCATTATAGGCAGCGTTGGTAAGGTTATGCGCCCAATAGCCGAAAATTCAATAAGCGCAGCCCGAAAGGGGTTTGTAGACACCTTGAAAAAGGCCGGGATTACAGATCTAACACCCGGACAATTAACGGGAAATTCAGCACTGGAAACTATAGATGCCGTTCTTTCAAAGCTTCCATTCACATCTGGCGCTGCTAGAAAAAAAGCGGAAGCGCAATTACGCAAGTTTACTGGGGTCTCACTGCAAAAGGCCGGGCACGCTGGGGATGATATTGGCCCGGCAGCTAGAGGCGAAATTGAAGAACAATTTACCAATCGGTATAATAGCTTAATAAATAATGAGATTGTTAATATTGATGAGCCAGTCTTAAATAAAATATCTGAAATCGCCGCTAAACAGCTTGATAAGCTTCCAACTAATGTTAAGCCGATTGTTAAAAGTTATATGAAGGACATCCTTAGAACTGGCGGCAAGATGTCAGGGGAGGCATATCAAACTACTAGATCGGCCATGACGCAGCAGTCTCGCTCTTTGTCTACCACAGATACTTACACGGCGGGAGTTCTTAAAGATTTAAGAAATGCCCTTGATGGGGCGGCTGAAAGGTCACTTCCTGAAGCAAAAAAAGGCGCTTGGCGTGAGCTACAAAAGCAATACGCTAATTATAAATCTATACAAAAGGCATCAACAAGTGTTAGTAAGGACAGCTTAGAGGGTATTTTATCTCCCTCTGCGCTGCTTAGTGCAGTAGAAACCGCAAACAAAACAAAGGGACAGGCAGGATATGGAGAACTTTATGATATCGCTCGGGCTGGTCGTGGGGTGCTGGCTGATACAGTACCTGATAGCGGAACTGCTCAGCGGCTATTCTACCAGAACCTAATGATTGGCGGAGTCGGCGGCCTCGGAGTTGGGGGCGCTACTTACGGTAAAACACAAGACCCACAAACCGCAGCCATCGCGGCTGTTCTTGCGCTTGGTGGGCCTAAAGCTGTGCAAGCTTTCTTGAATTCAAAGGCTGGACAAGCCTATTTTACAAAAGGAATTAAAGGCGGCTCTGCCGCGTCTTCGCCATTAGCAAAATCATTTGGTGCTTTAGGTGCAGCAAGTCTAGCCAATTCTGAATAAATACGGTAATATACCGTATTCCCGCCGATACCGTGAAAACATGGTGGCATATTGAAAACTAAAGGTTTTTCATATGGCAGTACTTTTTACGATGCCCTACCAGCAATTCTTCGACGATGACGGCGCTCCGCTGGCTGGTGGCTTTGTCTATACGTACACTGCGGGCGGATACACCACCCCAAAAGCAACCTATACCACGGCTGCGGGCGATGTTGAATTGCCAAACCCTGTTGTGCTGGATTCGGCTGGTCGTGCGGTCATATTCATTAGTGGTTCTTATAATTACATTGTGAAGGATTCGGCTGGTGTAACGATCCGATCTGTCCCTAATGTTACTAGTTTTAATGCCTCGACATCAACCTCAGAAGGTTTTTTTCAGTCTTTTAGCGGCGATGCCTCGACTACTGGATTCACGTTAACTGACAGCCTTGGTAGCGACGAAAAATCCCTGATGATTTTCTCGGAACTTGAATATTCCACTAATGGTACGTTTGCCAGCGATACGGGCTGGACTAAGGGCGCAGGCTGGACAATTGCAGCGGGTGTTGCAACGGCTACAGGCGCTATCTCAACAGCCATTGAGCAATCTGCGGGGATTACTATTATACAAGGGAAATCATACCTTGTAAAATACACGGTTACGCGTTCTGCTGGCTCTATTACACCAAGCCTCGGCGGCACAGCCGGAACTGCCAGAAGTGCGGATGGGACATACTCCGAAACCATTATCGCTGGCTCTACTCAGACAATTTCGTTCGGCACTTCAGGTTTTACAGGAACGCTTGATCTTGTGTCTGTGCGCGATGTTGGCGGCTTAACAATCAGAAACCCCAGCGATTACACTATCTCCGATACAGCCTTAAGCTTTGCAAAAGCCCCTGCCAGTGGCACAAATAACATATTCGTATTTGCCCCCTATACGCTGATTAACGCAGCAGGCGCGGCTCAAACGGCTGCGGATGCAGCGCAAGCGGCACAGGCTGGCGCTGAGGCGGCTGTTAATGCGGTTGCGTACCAATTCACGTTTGACAGCTCAACATCAATGGCAGACCCCGGCACAGGCGATTTCAGATTAAACAACGCAAGTCTAGCCAGTGTCACCGCAATTGCGGTAGATGCGCTTAGCTCTGTCGCTGGCAACCCTGATGTTTCTGACGGGATTGCTGCGTGGGGTGGATCAGGATCAACTAACAAGGGCCAGATTAAGATTACCAAATCCGGCACTCCGGCTACATTCGCGCTTTATAATATAACGGCTGCGGTTACGGATAACACAGGCTGGCTTCAAATTACAGTTTCTCATGTTGCCAGCAACGGCACGTTCTCGGCTGCTGATGTTTGCTATTTGCAAAATGCGCGTACTGGTGATGTTGGAAGCCAAGGCCCGACTGGGACGGTTTCAGGTGCTTCTTCAGGCACGATGGTTGGTGATGATAAAATCCTATTTCTCGATACATCAAGCGCGGATGCTTTAACGTATGACGACCCAGCGACGATTGACGTTTCAATATTCGGATCTGGTGCGGCCACTGATGGTTACGTTCTGACAGCGGATGGCGCGGGCGGTTCGGCATTTGAAGTGCTTCCTGTATCGGCGAACCCGTTAGCATCTGGTTATGCCACAAACAGGTATTATTCAGGCGGTGCTGTTGATTTTGATTCTGGCACAACAACAGTCACAGCAAATAGAATGTACGGCATTCCGTTTATTGTTAGCACTGCTGCAACTTTCACAAGAATAGGAATAAGAGTAAGCACAGGCGCTGCGGGGGATGCGCGACTTGGAATTTATAACTGCTCAAATGGTGCCCCTAGCACGCTTGTTTTAGATTGCGGAACTGTTAGCACGTCTAGCATTGCTGAGGTTGAAGTAACAATATCGCAAGCACTTTCACCGGGAGTTTATTTTCTGGCGGCAGTATTTAGTGCAACGCCCGGAGTTCGCAGCGTTTCTTCTTATGATGGCGGGATGCTTGTAAGCCTTTTAGGAAACACTGATTCAAGTGCTGGAACGCCTTCTTATGGCCTTTATACAGCGCACACATACGGAGCATTGCCAACACCGTTTGGCACGCCCACTTATGCACAAAGTATGCCGATTATCTGGTTGAGGGTAGTATAATGAAACACAGACACGAGCTTTATGATGGCGAAGGCAATCTTGTTGAAGTCACAGAAAAAGATATTTCACCACAAGAAGAATTAGAAATTATAACAAATAATCGTAGGGGTGAGTTTAAAAAAATAGATGGCGAAGGTATGGACGCAATACGAAGGGCAATTCAATATCTAGCTGACTTTCTTGTAGCAGACCTCCCGTCTGAATATAAGACTTACGCAGAAAAAGTTGAGGCTATAAAAACTAAATATAAGAAGGAGAACTAAACATGGCAACAGTGCCACTACAAACAGAAAATAAAGGTAACGTCCAACACGTGAAGTGGGAGGGGTTGACCACTAACGATTATGGCCAGCCTTGGGAATTGCCAAATCATGCTGATAAAGCTTTGTCAATCCTTGGTAACTTCGGATCAACCGGAGTTATTACGATGCAGGGTTCAAACGTCTGGAATCCAGTTCTTACAACCGATACAGACTGGCATACCCTAACCGACACGACGGAAACAGACATTGCCGCGACTGCAAAATTGGGCGCACAAATCCTGCAAAACTACCGCTGGATTAGGCCGAAATGCACGCTTGGTACATCACCAGATCTTGACGTTTTAATCTGCTCAGCGAGGAACTACTAATGAAAAT